TTCCGGATAAAGCTCTTTTATCTTTTTGTCAATCTCTCTTTGCAGGTTGTTGTCCTTCCAGGTTTTTAAACCCTTTTCAAGGTGTTTGTCCTTTTCGCTGTCGAACCATCTCCTGCCTTCCTCATTTTCAGAAAGAAACTTCTGCACCCCTTCAACGCTCATCAAGCCCTGAAGGTATGCTTTCACCTCATCTGAGGTTTTGTTTTCATCCATGTACTTTTTTACTTCTTCGAATGTCATAGTATATAAATCTCCTTTCGTTTTACACATCTGACCATTAAGCCCAGACACATATAATATTAGGGCAGTTTAACGTCATGCCCAGGACAATCTATTTACCTTCTTTCATAGCGTGGGCATATTACATCCACACACCTGAAAGATTGTTTGCACTTGTGCCTGCATCTTGCACACTTTTTATGGTACTGGATTTCTCCATTAGAATTAATCCAGAAGCCCATGCCCTCCTTTGCCAAATTGCTCAATCTTGCCACACAAACCGTACCTCCAATCCCCTATAAAAACGGGCAAATTAATTTCTATGTAAAAACAGCCACAAACCTGCTTATTTCAAGCAGTTCATGGCATTTTTTGAGTTAAATGAAAATATTGGATTTTTTATTTCTGAAAGCATGAAAAAGACAGGCAGTATAATTTACCCTACCCGATAAAATAAAGGCTTAAATTGTTTATTTATACAATAACCTGATTTTGAACCGAGGAAATGTTACCTTCAGGAATATTACCAAAATGTCTTTTTTCAAAATAGTATTTTTCAAGCTCAACTTTTGGATTTTCAACAAACGGCAGGAGAGCAAGAAGCGTTTCTTTTGAGCAGACATCCTTTAGTTTCGTAATAACATCTGCAAGCCCTGTCAAATCGGTAGGAAGGTTTCTTGTAAACTTCACCGCAACATCCCTGTAATCATAGGATTTACCTTCCTTCTTTTCTAGATATACAAACAGGTTCTTTAACCGCTGTTTGATAACCTTTTCCATGATGGCTTCCTTCATGGAAACCCTGTTCTCAAGGTTCAAAAGTTTATTGCGAAGTGCCAGCGATGAGGTGTTGGCAGCCCAGTTCTCGTTAAAATTAACCTCGTCCATCAGGTCAAATATTTTTCTTTCAATATTGTCGAGTTCATTTTTAACAAAGCTGTCATTGATATCTTTGATGAGCCAGTAAACTTTCGCTTGGTTAGGGACCTGGATAATTCCCATAGATTTCATCTTGAGCAAATCCTCTTCCTCAATTTTAGCGTTTTCAATGACAAGATAAGCATTCCTGTGGTCGGCAATTTCATTGACTAAATCGGAATTGATGGCATTATACGCATCAAACAAACTGATTACATCCTGGAATCCGCTTTTCCTTTCGTTATTGGCAGGGCAAACTATTACAGGCACTCTGCCAAAGATATGTTCATGGCTGCCGATATATTTAAGCTCAGGCTTCGTTCCACTGCTTCCCAATTCATAATGCCGGATTTCGGAATCAGTATATACATCAAGATATTTATTATCATCAAACTTTTTTGTGAAGGTATGCAAGGCCAGCACTACATTTCTTTCGGCAGTGCCATCTTCCAGAACATAAGCTTCTATAGGTGTCAGAATGGTTGCGCAGAATTCCCCATCTGTATTGATATAGTTGAGTTCATAGGCTTCACCATATATTTCAGATTGTTTCCGAAGGTTTATATTATGCTCTTTATCCCAATGGCTCGTATTTCTGTCGATGGCATCTATAATCTCATTATCATCTGATTTGGAAACATAATTGACAGGTTTCCCAAGAAGATAGCCGGTTTCATTGTCTACAAACTTACGTGGAAAATTGAACACCAGCTTCATGTTGCTCCTGCTGTCCTGCATTTGATAGTTCTTTAGAATTGAGTGGTTACCTTCATAATAGTCCTTGTATTTCTGCTTATCCTTAGCATTTTTGCTGAGTTCATTCAGGCACTCCAGTATTAAGTTTTCATTTATGTCCAAATACATCACACCCTTTTAAGAATTTTCTACCTAAAACAGTAAACTTCTATCATAAAGCCTTATACTCTTAACCCCTTCCACCAACTGCACAGCACCATATAATGAATCAGGAGCATCATCATATTTTGCCGATTTATTGTAATCCTTCACCTGATTGTTATATCTTATATTAGCAGGGTTGAACAATATATGCCCTTTCTTTACTTCCGGCTCCAGGGAGATTATCCTCTCATGCTTTTGCCCCCTGCTTATCACTTCTTCCACAGGAGTATATATTTTATTCTTCCAGAGTTCCTCTTCAAACTTCTGCTTCATATAGCTTTGTGCCTGTGTTGTTTCAAAGCCTATCTTTTCAATGGGATATTGCTTAAGCTTTTCTATGGCAATCTGGAACAGGTCATCGGGAAGCATCCTGTATATGCAGCCATCCACAACATATTTCTGCTTTGTTTTTATGTGCTTTCCAAGGATAGTGATTGCAGAATAGTCATTCCTCTTTCCGGCTTTAATTGCAGGGTCAACATACATCACCAATTCCATTTCTTCAAAGTCAGGAAGCCTGTCCCAGTATTGGATATCCTGAAATATATAATCATCCGTAGAACGTGGGTCATTCTGCATTTCTTTATAAAAGGATTTATCTCCCATAGCCTGTTTTTTGCACATCAGGTAATAATAGTCCAGATATTCCGGCCACAGAATCTCCGTACCTTGTAGCATTTCCTCCTGATGGTCATAAAAAAAGGACTTGGCGGTTTCAATCCTGTCTAAGTCCTGTAAGTTATTATATATTGATTCCCATTCGCTCCAAAGGTCATCTCGTTCTGCAAAACTTATAACTGCCGATTTCTTAATACTTCGGACTCCTGGGATTTTCCCTTTCAGAAGTTCAGCCATCAGGTCTTCCTCATGGAGAATGGTACCGACCACAAGTATATTTGTATCCTTTGTTCCAATAGGAATGACAACGTCGGTAAATGTACTTTTAACCTGTTCACGTTTGGCTTCCGATTTTGCGGTATCATCTTTGAGCAGGTCATCCAGAAGTACAAGTTGGGGGCGATGCTGCTTGAAGTGGATTCCCCTTAATGAGCCATCAATCCCTCGAATCATGATACAGGCGTCCACTCCACCTCTGCCCCTTATCCATATCTCGTTATTATTCCAGCGGTTGCCTTTATAGATTCCGAAATCCTCAATCAATAACTGATTATTCTCAAGTTCATCCTTTATCATATCAAGGAACGGAAGAGCAACCTGTTCTGTTGCCGATATAATCAATGTAAACTGTGACTTATTATACAAAGTTGAATACAGCGGGAATAAAAAAGAGTTGATTGTACTTTTCCCATGCTCCCTTGGCAATCCGAAAGCTTCTATCAACCCTTTATTGTCCAGCATATATTTTAATTCATCAAATAGCTCTTTATGAAACTGCCCAAATCTTCTATCAAAGTATTTCGGGAAGTAACACAAGGCAAAAAATTCTATATCCATCTCGCCAAGCAGCCTGCGTAGCTCCGAAAATGAAAACTCCCCAACAAGTTCTTCTATCTTGCTTGGGGAGAAATATTTGTTCAGATATTGCTTCAGCAGAAGGTTCTGGCGGTGGTGGTCTTGTTGTATTTCCATAGCATCACCTTTCATATTTTTAATACATTAAACTTCAATATGTTCTATAAATTGGTATTGTATAATAAACATTTTGAATGTTGGATAATTTATCTGAGTTTTTTTGTATATTATTTACAAGCCTATTATCCAGTGTTAAAAAGCTTATACCATATTCATTTGCTAAAGTCACATTAATCGCATCTGCTGCTCCTAACTCCTTAAATAGTTTTAATTGCTGCAATAAACTCTCCTTGTTAGAATTCAAAACAATAAGAACCTCATTTTCTAACAGTTTTTCTAGTGCCAGAACGGAACTTGTTTCAATCTGTTCAACATCTTCTTTAGTAATTGCTAATTGTGGATACTTTTCATCATAGAACTTGATAAGCTTGCTGCTGTCTATCAAGTTTGTTAACTCATTTTGAATGCATGGATTTATGTACAAGAATAAAACAACATCATTATTAAATACAAAACTGTTAAATAAATCGTTCACTGTTTTATGCCATGCATCATACTCATTTAATAAAGCAAAGAGGACACCTGTATCAACAAGAATGTCCTCACCATTTTCAAAGCCCTAAAATTATTTTTAAAATCAATTTTTTTCATACTTAAATGATTCCCTAACTTTATTCAAATCAATTTTAGGCGATGATGCGGAACCAACAACACTTTTTAACAGAGCTTTCTTTTCTGTCGTTAATCCTTTGTTGTTTATTTTGCTAATTCTTGTCATTTCATCATCCCTCCAATCTAAGACCAATTATACATATCCCATAATGTCACTGTCAACTTCACACTTCTTCAATATTTCAAAGTTATTGGTTTATAATGCGTCTATGTATTTATTATACTGCGGACTTGATACTTTTTCTACAAAAATCATTAAAAATTTTTACACCATTTGCTGTCGGGGCAATTTTTACAAATAGAAGCACCCCTCCCTTTGGAAAGGCGCATGAATAGAAGGGCTTGCTTACCACTCCAATGCTTCCAAGGCATCTGCTTTGTCCTGCTCGGTGGTAACGGTATAAAGGTTTGTAGTCATGATATTCTCATGCCCAAGTATCTGCTGAATCGTTGTAATGGCTGTCCCTTCCTTGACCAGCTTATATCCAAGCGTGTGTCTTAACTGATGCGGAGTAACCTCAACATTCACTCTCTTGCCATACTTATCAAGAATAAGGTTGATTGCATTCCGTTTCAAAGCCCCTCGCTGGCCTATTAAAAGGAAGTCACTGTCATCTTTAGGCCTTACTGCAAGGTAATCCTGAATTGCTTTCCTGACATCCTTGTTCAATGGTATTGTCCTGTTTACGTTTCCTTTGCCGATAACCCTCAAAGAGCCTTTACGTTCGGATATTTCTATATCTCGAAGCCTTATGTTGCAGAGTTCACTCACCCGAAGCCCTGTTCCAAGCAGGATTTCTATGATGCATATATGCATTTTGTTCCTGTTTCTGTGTATCTCGGCTCGGAGCTTCCTCAACTCCCTTTCCTCCAAGCCTTTATACTGGCGGGCATCCCGATTCTTTACTGGTTTTATTTTTATTTCATCAGGAGTTGTTCCGCTTTCATAAAGCCACTTGAAAAATGCATTAATGCTGGCAATCTTCCTGTTGGCTGTAACCACCGATTCACTTGTATTGAGCAAATGCTTCTTATATTCAATGGCATCAAGTTCAATCAGCTTATCAAAACCACATTCTGTCCTGCTGCTGTACCAATCAATAAAAGCCTTGCTGTCCCTGATATAGCAGCTAATAGTATTATGGCTGCATTCTTTGCTTCTCAAATATGCTTCAAAACCGCTTAAATCAAGCATATAGACACACCCTTCCTTTATTTGGTGTGTCCATGTTACCTCTGCACTGCCTTGAAGTCAACTCAAGACATAATCCTAATTATGCATTGAAATCAGGCTTGTTTCAGGCATTTTTATATATAAAATCGGCATTTATCCCGGTAAAAACTGACGACATAAGATTATTGCATATATTCTTCATCAGTTCTTTGCTGCTCTTCCTGGCAGTCAATAATATCATCTTCCTTTTCCAATTCTCCGTTTATCATTTGCAGGAACAATTTCTTCCTTGCTTCCTCATTCTGGCTTGTATCCAATATGAGTTCCTTCTTATCGCTCCATTCCTCTGGCATACGGTTACGAAGGAAAAACGCTATTGCCTGAGCCGAAGGCGGCTGATGTCGCTTTATCTTTTCAATCTTGGTGCGCTTCTTGCCATTTTTATCTTCTTCCACAATGGTCTTGAGTTCCTCATAGTCGTAGCCGGTGCAGAGCTTCAATAATGATTTTTCCACTTGATTACATAACACGCTCCTGCCCATGTTTACAAGTTCCATGAGGATTTCATGCTCTCTGCAATAACGATACCAAGTATCAGGAGAAATCGCAAGTTTACTGCAAATCTCTCTAACTGTCGCCCCATTAACCAGCCAATCCTTTATGTCAGACAATTTCGGCAAAATTACCGTATTCCACTTATCATCCTTTTTTAATATTTTCGCTAATTGTGGATGCTTTTTTGTATAATCATCCAAAGCCCATAGGCTGATATCAAGCAGCCTTGCAATTTCAGCTTTGGTGCATCCTTCATCAACCCACTTTTCTATCTCATCAAGTCTTGGTTCAACATGCGTGTAATATTTTGTAAGCACACTATTTGCCATATTCACTTCACCTCCTCAAAAAAACAAAGCAAGGAGCCTCAACCGAAGCCCCTTATCCAGGCAAACGTTATTTCAATAACCCAATCTTTTCATCAAACTCCTCAATCAAATGCTCATCCAAAGCCCAGAACTGAACCAGTTCAACGTACATATCCCTTATCTGCCTTAAATCCTCCTGGGCATCCTCTAAGCCAAGCACACATATTTTCTCATTTGCAGTTGCCAGCAAGCCCTTCAAGGTTTCCCTTATTAAGTTTTCAGTTCTCATCTCTTAAAATCCCCTTTCTTTATTTGGTTAGGTAGTACATTACCTCAAAACCAGCCTGAAAGTAAAGTTGAAATATATATCCATTTCACCCATTTATACCTTTGCCTATAAGCCGGCTATTAACTGCAAACCCAGCAACTATACCACCAATATGAAAATATCGCCTCACAAGCCCACGTGAAGCGATATTATATCGATAGTCCGTCATTTTGTTGCAATATCTACTTTTTTATCAGGCTTTTTGCCGCTTCTGAAGGCAGAGTTCCCTTCCAAGTTTTCAAGCAATATTTTCCTTGTATCCTTGTACTCATCCCCAATCATACCAAGTCTAATAAGGAAAACCCTGAAGGTAAACTTGTCGTTATCGGTATCCTTGGCTTTAGCGGAAACATGCTTTAAAGTTTTGGCATTTTGGTTCAATAATGCTACAAGCTGGGTATAGGCTTTTACCTTTTCAGGACTTGCTTCCCCTTCTAAAAACTTGAAGGTAATGGTGTTGTTATTAAAATCAAAGGCAATCCCTGGGCAGCGTTTTTCTCCAATACCCTCTATGGCTGTTTTGATATCCTCTAATGTTTCCGTTTTGGCTTCATTGATACCTATGCAAAAATCATCCTCAATAATATTTGCTGTAAGCCCTAATGATTTCTTGATAAGACCCTGTTTGCTGTAAATCATATTAACCAGATTTCTTAAAGTGATACTAGTATGACCTTCCATTGAAACTGCAATTTCAAAGGTTGCTGTCTCTGCTGTAGGCTTGCTTGTTTCCTTTTCATTCTTTCCATTTAATATACTATCAAGCTCCACTTCTATCCCTGCCGAAGTTGTAATCTTCCCTGCTCGGTCAATTGTGTAAGTTTCTTCCGCTGTTTCAATCTGATAAGCGAAACTCGGCGCTCCCATGTACTTTGGCTCAACTCCAAAATGTTCTCCCAATGCCTTAACGATTTCTTTTCTTTCCATAATATAAAACCCTCCATTTCATGATTTGTGTACTACATTAATCACTCAAAAAGCACATTAAATCAAGTAAAATGAAGGGTTTCAGGCTTTTTTTATCTTTTCTAAAACTGTCAATTATCCTAAAAAATATTCGGACAGATAGAATGAAAGACGATATTTGCTGACAATATTAGACTGCAACCTGCTCACGCTTTATGTCCACATACCTAATCTTCTCTCCATCCCTCAAAACAAAAACATCAGCATCGCTGCCGACTTTATCAATGTATCGCTTTACAATTACATCTGCATATTTTTCATCCAATTCCATCATTCTGCACCTCCTATCCGTTTCTTCACAAGCTATTAG